GTTACATACTCAAGACGCCTTCGGCATTCTGTATTTGTCACGAAGTGACGTTATTCAATACGTCATGCGGAGCATCATGTGTATCCAGGGTTGTTCCCTATTGTGCGACACAGTGTTTCTGTGCTATCGCGTGACACGCTTCTAGCTGTATGGTTGATTACGTATTAGGGTTTGTCCTAATGACAAGCTCGATTGTCTGCCCTATAGTTCATTCCATGCCGGGTGCGAATCAACACTCTGCACCGTTAAAGGATGCCTGATGCCGTCGCAAGGTGGCTAGGGACAAAGTGAGGGGCGCGCTTAGGCCGCTTGGCTCACACGGTGCAGGGGGTTGACAAAGCCGAAAGCATATGCTCTAATGAGCACGCTCTTTAACAATCTGTCAACCTATCGGGTGCATAAGATGCACACTTAAACTGTTTTTGCAGGGCATCCGTGCCTGAGCCATTCGGGACTAAAGGAAAAGCGAACACTGGGTGTTTAAATGGGAAAGCGGCCTACCTGCGTTTATAGTGGGTGCTGTTAGTAACTACCTAATCAATGGTTGACAGATCGTTAGAAGTGTGCCTACAATGGCGACACGTTCTTTAATAATTCAATAGACTATGGGTGTTTGAGGGTGTCAACCCTTAAACTAATGGAGATTGCTATGCAATTCCTTATCACCCTCATCAACGATAAAGGCGTCATCCTTAAACGGTTTCAGGTTGAACACACGCCCCTTACCACGCAGATTCTGGCATGGAAACAGGCCAGCGGATGCGTGAGGGTAATCGTTGATATTGCATGTTAATAATGGGGGAGGGCTTGCCCCTCCACCCTCAAACATCCTAGTCTATTGACAATCTAGCGTAGGTGTTCCTCAGACCGTCAGCGTACAAAGCCCGGACTGATTCATAGCCCGTATTGTGTCCATTCATATAATCCCCCGTGGGAGGCGGCATACCGTCTGCCCTAAGGTAAACGTGAGTGCATACATTAGGCCAATGGCTCGGTTCTTCTCGCCCCCGTTTGACCCTGAGTAGGACTAGGGAAAGATGATAGCTCCCTAGTTAGTAGCAGCCCTACGGCTAGCGTTCTTTAACATCTTGCCCCGTCTGACTTTATCCCTCACTAGGATTAGTCCGTCTGCCTGTTGCCAGGCTAGAACATGCACCCCCTATGGTTAGTAGTGGGTATGCACATGAACACCAATATGGTGCATGTTTGAAAAGGATGGATGAAACAAAATGAAGGAAGCCCTTAGAAATAAGGGGCTTGACAGACGGGGCAGAATGTTTACACTAGAGCCTAACGACAGACTCTAATGTAAACAGTCGGAGAACCAAAATGGACGATTTTGGAAACGATTATCAGGACGATTCTTGGTTCATGGAATGCCAGGAATACGGTCATTCGATGGCCACCTACGGGTTCTTTGACGAAGTGTGTTTCGACATTTGCTTCAATCATTCAATTGATTGGGCAGCATGTGAGGTTTAACCATGCCTGAATTCTATCTGATTGAATCGGATATTCGTCGATGGTATATCGACGGAGAACATCGTGCATTCGACTGGTGGGATATGCTGGTCAATTGGTGAAACCTTGGCCGATAAGTGACGCACACTTACTCGCCAGCAGAATAATCTGCCCGTAGGAGGTGGGGCAAGAATGGTTTAATTGATTGGAAGCCAGCCGGATGTGCGAAGCATGGCACATGGAGCAATAGGCATGAATCATGCACCGGAAAAATTAGGGATACGGCTAGGCGTCTACCGGATGCGTCAATAGCCCCCGACATACTTACAATGTACGGCTCTGCCAGGCTTGCCCTGGCATCCCCATGCACATCTAAATGGTGTGTATTGGGATGCATGTCGCATCAATAATTTCTGGAGAACATCATGTCTGGTAGCAATCGCAAGTTTGGTCGCAACAAGAATCGTCCGGCAGATAAGCGTTACACTGGCGAAAAGCGTTGGGAAAAGAACAAAGCCCGCCGCATCGCCCGACATGCCGAGTTTGTGGCTGAAAAAGCAGCCGCATAAGGCACTCAACCCATAGCCCATGTAATTGTGGGCTATATGATGCGTGCCGCATCGTTTAACTTTCTTCAATGGAGAATACCATGCCCGCAAAGATTAATGACGTTCGTGCTTTCGATGCTGAATTCGATAAGGCCCTCGCCCTGCTGGGTGAATCTGAAAAGATCACCAAAGACACCTTGAAGGTGTACGCCAATCTGGCTATTGATGCCACTCATCAATTCAATCAACCCGCCTACCTGAACAAGCTCCGCGCTGTTCTCTCCCCGGTGAACATGCGAGCTTTCACCGAGTTCGCTTCCAAGTTTTCGGGCTACCATTTCGATCAGGATGCGATGCTGTTCGATAAGAAGTCGAAGAAGCGTTACTCTCCTGCCCTGGAAGCATGGACTGCTTTCCGTGAAGATCCGTTGAACAACATCTGGACGTGGCAAAAAGAGCATCTGAAGGTGGAGGCACAGCCCTACAATGTCGAAGATCTGAAAGCATCCTTCACTAAGTCGTGGCGCAAGGCTCACACTGCCAACATCAGCAACGTGGAGATTCTGAAGGCAATGTTGTCTGTCACCGACAAGACCGAAGGTGTGGTGTTCAGCATCGAAGACGTGAGCGAAGCCCTCATGAGCATGGGCATTGAAGGGAACCTGAGCGTGGAAGAGGATAGCATCCTCGCCCCCAAGAATGACAACGTGGGAAACGTTGCAAAGGCAGAGCCTGCCCCGTTCTAAGCATGTGGCCCTGGCCCCCAATGGGCTAAGCTATAAACAACAAAGCCCCCAATACGGGGGCTTTTCCTATTGGGAGCACGAAAGTGTGACCTATTGGGAGAGTGGAATGTTGGATATCTTCGATGACGCTCGCACATCCATGGAGATATGGTGGAATGATGAAGTGCTCTTTTGGGAGAGCGCGCCTCTACACCATCGACTCATGGATAACATGGGAGAGCTGCGATTGTCCTGGATTTAACAGATGCCTAACGGCAAATGATGATAGCTCCCACCCACTGAACTGAAGGGCCTGCCATGTTCTATTTCCTGCTTTTGTGCCTCGCTTTGTTTTGTTTCATCTTGTCCACTGACGAGGATGCTGATGAAGCGGATGCGTTATTCCTATGGACGGTCACTGCGATCAGTCTGTTTACAGCATTTATTCTCATTTGAAAGGAATTGTTATGACCACCACCCCCGCAATGCCTGAGTTGCCAGAGACCGACTATTACCTTGGCTTCTGTGACGAAGGTGGAGAGCATTTGCATAGCCTATGCGGCTACACCGCCGACCAGATGGACGCCCACTACCTGCGCGGCTACAACGACGCCCTCGCCACCCTGCAAGCGCAACCGGCAGAGGTGTCGGATGAATTTCTATATGAGCTATGGGATCAGAAGTATCGGAGTTGGATCGGTGGAGAACAATTTGAATCTATTGCCCGCGCCATCCTCGCCCTGCGCCCGCAGGCGGTGCCGAAGACGTAAGCATACTTCTAGTATATAAACTCTCACTCTGCACTCTCCACTCCGCATCTTCGCTGCGTCGTTAGATTGCATCGTTCGATTTATCTACCGATAAGACCCCAAATTTGAGGATTTTTAGCCATGAAATTCTACCGTTTCAAGAAAGAATTCGCTGCGTACGGTGCATCACGCACCGGGGATGAGAATTTTGATCCTTCGTTCGTGATGATTTTCTTTGATGATGTTGTTCCTTCGTATGATTACGCCCGTCCAATCAATGATCCTCGTCTCTGGGCTTATGAATGTGAAGTGGATGAGGTGACGGATAAGAAAGAGATTGCCTCTATTGAGAAGGAATTGAATCAGGATGTGGAAATCCTCCTGAAGAAAACCAATCCTAAGCGAGGGCTCGGTTCTTTCGCAATGAAGGGCCAAGGTGGAGCATTTTATGCTTCACATCGAATTGCCTGCCATGCAGGATTTAATGGAAAAGGGAGGGTTGCTGCCTGCACTTGGAATCTGTTCCTTCTGAAAGAAGAACAGAAGCCTCTTATTCGTGAGCTTGTCGAATGGCTCGTGAACGACAGTCCCTGGCTGCATTGTATTGCCTCTCGCTGGGATATCCTCTCTGCCCAGGAACGCACTGACCGTGCTATGGAGGGTCCTGTACCTGTCAACATGGACGCTCCAGCGAATGAAGTGGTAGGTTTTGCTGTTGCCATGCGTACCATCACTGAACATCCGTGGGTGATTCAAACTTACGTTGAACTGCGTAAGCTGGGGGCGTCTAAGGCTGTTGCCTTCATGCTCACTGGCTATGTTCAATTCGACAATGGTAAATGGCTTCCGTACTCCAACACCAATTGGCATCATTACCTCGATGAACGGATGAATGTCAAGGACGTGTGCAAGTTCTTCAAGGGAGGCTATTTCCTGGAGAGACGCTCGTTGCACAAATTCTCTGAACGGAGGTACGACAGGATTGCAGAACAAGTGACCTATTTGGAAGAGGAAGGAGAAATGACATTCCGTTCCATTCGTGGTAAACATACTGAAACTACAGGCCGTGGATTCTACAGACAGGCTACCGTCGATGTGCCCTCCCTCATCCGTGAAGTGAATCAAATCTGGAGCGAAGCATGAAGCGTGTATACATCGAACAGAGCAGCTTCCATTACCAAATGCTGTTCATCAAGCTGGGGTTTACTGTCGTCAGTGACCCTGATGAGGCCGATTTGATTTGCTTCACAGGTGGGGCAGACGTGTCTCCCTATCTGTACGGGGACAAACAGCATGAATTGACAGGGAACAACGCTGTCCGCGATGAGAAGGAACATCGTCTGTTCGACAAGGCCCAGGAGAACGGAACGCCTTGCGTAGGTATCTGTCGTGGCGGTCAGTTCCTGAACGTCATGTCTGGTGGACGTATGTTTCAACATGTCGAGAAGCATACGAACAGCCATTACATCACCGATCATGAGACAGGTGAGGTGGTGTATGTGTCTTCCACGCACCATCAGATGATTATGCCTGGTCCTGGTGCTCAGGTTGTGGCTACTAGCAATCTGAAAGGCAAGCGTGAATGGTATGACGGTGTTGTCTTCCAGAAGGATGTGGCAGATGAGGACTACGAGGTGGTGTTCTATCCAGCGACACAATCCCTTTGTTTCCAGCCTCATCCTGAATTCACTGGCGAATCCTACGAGCCTATGGCTCAGTATTTCAAGAGTCTCATCACTCGTCTTTTGAAGGTTTAACAAATACCACCGTAGCTCAATAGGATAGAGCAGCAGATTTCTAATCTGTAGGTTGGGGGTTCGAGTCCCTCCGGTGGTGCCATATAATCATGCTTATCAAATCAAAAGTCTTTAATTGGGATGTTGTTGATGCCAAAGATATCAAACCAACTCTAGACGAGTTTGTTGATAAGTACGGTATTGAGAATGTCCAACTTCGAGTTGGTTACAGGTACAACGGCGGCTATGAATACAAAACCATAGGTGTTTTTGCCTACTCTCCCGAAAAGAAGTAATTAGCGCCCCGATGGTGAAATTGGTAAACACATCGGATTTAAGCTCCGACGCTTATGGCTTGCGAGTTCGACTCTCGCTCGGGGCACCAACACATTCAATGGAGAAACGTCATGAAGAAAGTTTATGAGCCTGGTGAGATGTTCCGTGAGGCTTATTTAGGTGCTGTCGCTGATGAATATGCTTGGAGCAAGATAGGTTCCATTGCCAAGAAAACATACGCTGAACAAGAGCGGAGGTTTATGAACCTGCTCTCCCTGAAAGCAGAGAACGACGAACAAACCGATGATAGCTCGGGCCTGCCAGCCTCGCTGATGAATTGAAAAGAATTTACCCTTTAGCATCAGTGGGAGATGTTAGATTAACACAGTTAATTCCAGACGGACACGGGATAATTTATTATCTTAGCCCCTAGGTAGGTAACAACTGTCAGCTTCTAGGCACAGGTTCGATTCCTGTAAGGGTGAACATGATTCTTAAAAACCTTCTACAAGCGATTATTTGCCTCTCCCTAGGGGCAGGTATTGGCTGGTATGTAAAACCCTCTCCAAAGCCCGTTAAAGAGCTTGTAGAGCTACCTGCAACTGATGAACAACTCCTTGCCTTCTGGTTTGGCCCAGGGGATAAGGCTAAATTGAGAAAGAGAGTTTGTAAATGAAACATCCACATGCAGAGGTAATTAAGGCTTGGGCCGATGGTAAGACCGTTCAAGGCCGTCCTCCGAGGACTGAGTGGCAAGATTTCACATACAACGGAGATAATTACATGACTTTCGACAAGAACCTAGAATACCGCATCAAGCCTGAAGAAGTGGTGGATTACGGTATGATTTTCCATACTGGTACTACTTCTAGTCAGTATTTCCAAGACAAAGAAAAACTACTCTCGTATTATGTACGAGAAACGGAGTATCAAGGATTCCTCAAGCGCACCACTGTCGATGGCAAAGTGGTGAAGATGGAATTCATCCCTAAATAACTCTCTCATTCAATCGAACTAAGGAAAAACTATGTGTGGCTAATTAATTCTGAAATTGGAGTCTTATGTGTGGTAGGAATAACCGCACAGGAGATTTTATGAAAAGAATTGTTAGACCAAATGCGACCAAACAAGAAGAAATCGAGGACTTGCTCAAGCAAACCGTTAGATCGGGGGATTGCCTAGAATGGGTAAGATGTTTTAATACGGATGGTTACCCTAGAATGGCAGGTAATGTAAAAGTCCACAGGAGGATTTATGAAATAAGTTCTGGATTAGATATTGCTGGATTGGTTGTAAGGCATAAATGTGACAACCCAAGGTGCATCAATCCTGAGCACTTATCGCATGGAACACAATCTGATAATGTCAGTGACCGTGATTCTCGTGGGAGAACTTTCCGCAAAATCACCCCTGAAATTATCGCACGAGTGAAAGACCTTCTTCAGGTTAAAATTCTATCGAACAATGAGATTGCTGATATAGTCGGTATCGACTATCGACGTGTCAGTGATATTTCTAACGGCTTATATAGCGACGACGGGAAATTCTTTCGCCGCGGAATACGGAGATTTTAAAATTTGTGGACTCGTTGGTATCGCCGGTAATCTCGGCATCAAGCATGAACGTGCATTCAAGACAATGCTAATTCTCGACACCCTCCGTGGAATCGACAGCACGGGTGCTGTTATTGTCCATCGTGACGGTACATTTGACACTCCGAAGGCTATTGGACATGCCTACAACCTTTTGGAATCCCGTGTCTTCAATGAAGGAATGAAAGGGATTCACACGGCATTGATTGGACACAATCGCTTCGCCACACAGGGTCGTGTCTCTGTTCGCAATGCTCACCCTTTTGAATTCAACAAGGTTGTGGGTGCTCACAATGGTACGCTGAAGAACAAATACTACCTCGAGGCAGGTCACAAGTTTGATGTGGACAGTGAGGCTCTCTACCATCACATCAACTCTAAGGGTGTTGAGGATGCCATCAAGGGTTTGGATGGTGCTTGGGCACTAACTTGGTACAACATCGAGGAAGGCTCTCTCAACTTCCTTCGTAACAAGGAACGTCCGTTGTGGATGACTGTTCTCAAGGGAGGTCAGTTGGCCTGGGCCTCCGAGCAATGGATGTTGGAAGTTGCTTTGTCTCGTGAGGAACTGGAATACACCGATCCTGAGCAACTGCCTGTCGATCAATGGCACAAGATTCAGCTCCATGCTGATGGCTCCCTTGGCAAACCTCATGTGGTGCCGCTGGCCTCCCGATTTCAACCCTACGTCTCACAAGGGAGCGGGGAATGGCGAAACGGAGCTTGGCACTCCAAACCGACGATTGTCACGACGGGAACGCAAACGACTGGAACGTCAAATGTTGCAAGTGTTCAAACCCCTGTTGCTGGAGCCGCAGGAGTAATCATTGACAACAAGAAGATCGAAGACAGTGGTGTGGACAATGGCTCTCCTTATGCCAAGGGTATTGAGGTGAAACTGTATGTTTTCGGGTGTGGCCACGATACCAGTGGTGGTAAGTATTACATGTGTCGTGATGCAGCCTCTCCTCAACGGAACATCAAGCTGTTCATCAATCAGAATGACAAGACAGAGCTGCTGAATAAGCACATCTGGGCAGAGATGCACACATATTCTGTCCGTGATCGTTATGGCTTGTATTACAAGGTGCAACACAGCACTGTCCGTCTGGATAAGGCTGACATCAACACAGTTACTAAGGAGGTGGTGGAAGAGCTGGCTGACGGCACTTCTGCTGGTCGATTTTTCCACGACAGTAAAGGAGCCCTCATCCCTGAACAAGACTGGTACAAGAAGCACGGAGAATGTGCTTGGTGTTCTGGTCATGTCAACCCTAACATGGCTTTCAAATTCACTCAATCTGGCGAAGCTGTTTGCCACGAATGCGTCGCCCAAGGCGAAGTAAATCAATACGTTCAATTCCACTAACTGAAGCTAAAAGGAATCATCATGTCTCAAATTCTCGTCGGTTGCGATCCTGAAGTGTTTGTCAAACAGAACGGTATCTTCCGTTCCGCTCATGGCCTCATCAAAGGCGACAAGAAGAACCCTCACAAGATTCGATCTGGCGCTGTCCAAGTGGATGGTATGGCTCTCGAATTTAACATCGACCCTGCCAAGAGCGAGGACGAGTTTGTCTTCCTTGTGAATGACGTGTATGAACAGATGCGCCTGATGGTGCCTGAGTTTGAAGTGGTGGCTGTCCCTGTCGCCAAGTTCGATGAGGCATACATGAAGGAGCAGCCCAAGGAAGCCTTGGAACTTGGTTGCGATCCTGACTTCAATGGTTGGGATGGCAACGCCAACGTCAAGCCTGATGGTGACCGTCCTATGCGTACTGCTTCGGGGCATGTCCACATTGGTTGGACGGATGGTAAGAACCCTCTGGATGGCAACCACCTGAACCAATGTCGTATGGTGGCTCGACAGATGGACTTCTTCCTGGGCCTCGGCTCCCTGTTCTATGACCAGGACAAGGAACGTCGTCAGATGTACGGCAAGGCTGGCTGCTTCCGTCCGAAGCCTTATGGCGCGGAGTATCGTACTCTCTCGAATGCTTGGCTCAACAGTGAGAAGCTGATGCGCTGGGTGTATCGAAACACTGTCAAGGGTATGAATCAACTCATGGATGGTGTCGACCTGGCTGACAAGTACGGAGACATTCAGAAGATCATCAACACTTCCAATCGCAAGGAAGCCCTGAAGATCATGAAGGCTGAGAACCTGGAGATCCCTAATGCTTGACCCACGAGTTTCTGTAGAAGACCTCCGTACCTTCTGGAAGGGCTGTATTGCTATCCACGAAGGGGAGCCTGTTCTTGTAATCAATGTCGGCTCTGACGGCAACAAGAAGGTTGCCCAAGTTAAGAGCTTGAAGGATGGCAACATCGAACGTGTGTGGATTAAGGAGGACAACACCCTGACCCCTCCTGACTCTCGTCTCGGCTATGTCAATCTGAATGGCCTTGTTGTCTACGTCAGCCGTGCCCCTGTCCGTCGATTCATGATGGGCATTAACGACAGTAACATCAAGGTTGGTAAGCTGATTGACTTCTTTCGTTATGAACGTGGTGAGATTCATAGCCTCTCCACGTCTAGCATGGAGTTCTATCGAACCCTGAAAGGTATCTACCCTTCTCTTCCTGAAGCTATTGAGCAAGTGAAGACATTTGGAGGTGTCTGCGCATTCGATAGGCAGTTCGCTGTCTGTGAGAATCGTCACCTGTATTACAAGAAACGTAAGGTTGGTCGTGTCCTGCGTGGAGCAACTGACCTCCGTGGCCTGGAATTCTCCCCTGAATTCCAATATCTGAAATCTGTTGTCTGGAACTTTGACTATGACCAAGCTGCACGCACTGTTGGGTAAGAACAACCTTCAAGGAGAGGTTGTCGGTATCGAAATCGAAGCCGAAGGTAACGGCATGAAGGCTGTCGTCTTAGACGACTGGCGGAGCGAGGATGATGGTTCCCTTCGTGGCGAATTCCCTAGCTCCCGTCACGAGTTTGTCTCGTCCCCTTTGAAGGCGGCGGATGTGAGCCAGGCTCTCGATAAGCTGATTGATTCACAGAAAGGTGCGGAGATTGATTTCAGCTTCCGTACTTCCTCTCATGTCCATGTGAATTGTTTGGACATGGATGTCCAGGCTATCGGCGCCTTCGTCTACACCTACTTCCTGTTGGAGAAAGACTTGATGCGTTATTGCGGTGAACATCGTAATAACAATCGATTCTGTCTCCGAATGGTGGATAGTGATGAACTCACTGAAATCCTGAAGTGCCTCATTCAACTTGGCTTCCGTGACATGCGGGTGTTTGTCAACGAAGAGCTTCGCTATGGTGCATGTAACATGGCCTCTCTGTCGAAGTACGGCACTCTCGAGTTCCGTGGGATGCGTGGCACTATGGATAAGAAAGTGTTGCTGAACTGGATTGGTGCATTGCTGAAGATTCGTCAGTATGCGATTGAAAAAGGGAATGCTTGGAATGTCTACACTGAAGCAGTGAATGACCACGACGCTTTCCACAAGAAAGTTCTTGGTGATCTGACGGATGTGTTCATCCAGCCTGATGCGGCTTTCCATCTTGCTGAAGCTCTCAGCTTGACAATTGAAGTGCCTTTCGAGGCCAAGGAATATGCCTCTCGTCAAGCGGAAGCGAAGGAAAAGAGACGTATTGCAAAACCCGGCGGTAAGGATATGTTCGTCGCACGAGGGGGTATTTTTGATCCTGTCCCTCCTATCCCTGAGGGGCACCGCGTTCGCCTTGTACCTCAAGGATGGGAAATTGTTGATGACCGAGTGAACCCTGTTAACATCGTGGAATTCTAATCATGACACACATCTACGCTTACAACAATGCTTCTGAGTCGGCTAAGGCTCTCTCTGCTGCTACCGGGTACAAGCGTATCCGACATGAAGGGAGACCTCTTCGTGTTGGTACGGTGATTAATTGGGGGGCTTCCAAGATTGAACGGGAAATCGAGGGCGCTATCATCAATAAACCCGAGGCAATTGCGAAAGCCTCTAATAAGCTCTCTGCCTTCAAATTGTTTAAGGGCGAGGGGGTAGCCACCCCTGCCTTCACTGAGAGCCTAGAGGAGGCTAATAAATGGCTTGCTGAAGGTTCGGTTGTTGTGGCTCGTACCAAGCTCAACGCCCATAGTGGGGATGGAATTGTCATTGTCGATCCCGACTCCGAGCCGAAGGTGGACATCCCTAATGCCAAGCTGTATACTAAGTACATCCCTAAGGCAGAGGAATACCGTCTCCACGTCTTTCGTGGGAATGTCTTCTTTGTTCAGCGTAAGGCTCGTAATAAGGACATCCCTGATGAGAAGGTGAATTGGAAGGTGCGAAATCATGGCAATGGTTTCATCTATTCCAATCAGGATGTGAAGGTGTTCAATTTGGAAGATGCGTATTATCAGTCCATCTCTGCTGTAAAGGCGCTTGGTTTGGACTTCGGTGCTGTCGATCTTGTTTACAATCGTAAACAGAACAAGCATTACGTTCTGGAAGTGAACACTGCCCCTGGATTGTCTGGAGCTACGCTTCAGGCTTATGTTGATTTGTTCAAGGATTTGTGAAATGTCTAAGGAAAACCAACTGCTGCGCGAGGCGCTGCAACGCTACGTTTCCTTCGCTGCAACCCGCCGCGCCTGGCTGGGCGAACTGTCCGAGGAAATGGAGGCTGTCGATGCTTTCGCCCGCGACGCCCTCTCCCATCACGCCCAGCCCGCAGAGGGTGGGGAGGTGCTTGGCCTGTCTTGCGGTGAGGCTTGCAAACTCGTTGAACAGCTTTGCACCAATCTGAACGAATACCACTGCGCAAAACACCAAGATTACCGAGACCTCTTCAACACTAGGGCAACGGAGTGCGAAGGCAAACTGAAGGATCTCCTTCGTGCGCTCTACACCGCCCCGCCCGCCAGCCATGTTCCCGAAGCTGATTTCGGGAACAACCAGCCCGCCAGCCAGGAGCAGGCGCAGCAGCCTAGCCGGAGCCTTAATGAAACGTCTTAACGACAGCCCGAACCACCCTCTTCGCTTTATAACTGAGAGTCGAACTGTGGGTCAGTTTTACAATTCGTGGGATAAGAAATTCCATTTAGCGGAGTATAAACCATACGACATGCCTCCGACAAAATATCTATGTGGCAAGATCGGAAATTTCTCCATCAGCCGAAGAGAAGGGAGTCGTATGACTTGTGCAGATTGCTGGAAAGGTTTTGAAAAATGAGCAACACCATTCGTCGAACTAAGTACCGAGAGAAAGACCCTATGACCATCGACTTCCAACGGGAGATTGAACGTATCGAGCTTGAAGAGGCTCTCAATGAGCCGTATGACATTGATGAAGACGAGGACCCGTACTCCTTGTCTGACATGCAATTGATGGAAGATTCGTATAATCCTCGTGGGTAATTGGCTAAAAATCTCTGGGAATCAGGTCTTATCCTTCCCAGCTTGAAAGGTTGATATGAAAGTCAAAGTGTCAGAGTTGTCTGGTGCAGCACTTGATTGGGCAGTGGCCAAGTGCGAGGGCTACCTCGTGGATGAGAATTCTTGGATGCTCAACGCTACCGTCAAGGACGTAGACGAAGGCCACTACAAGCCTTCACAATATTGGGGACAAGGCGGGCCGATCATTGAGCGGGAGATCCGAGGGCGAGGGCTGGACCTTTGGTCACGCTGCCCGCCCGTACCAGACGGGGTGTGCGCTGCGACCTATGGACGGGGCGCTCCCGACTCTTATGTCTACGGCCCCACTCCCCTCATCGCCGCCATGCGCTGCTATGTAGCGTCGAAGCTGGGGGAAGAAGTAGAAATTCCAAAGGAACTCGTATGAGCAACGAATTTGAAATTGCCAATCTCGAAGATCAGATTGAAGAGCTTCAAGAAATGGTTCAGAGTCTCTCCTATGACATTGAGCTTATGAAACTAGAGATTGTGGAGCGAGGGGACATGATTAAGGCTCTTACTGTCCAGAACACAACTTTGAAGAAACAACTTATGAAGAAAATCGAGACGGACGTAAAAGTCGCTGCAATTCTAAAACCAACTGTGAGGGAGGACAATGGGGAAGTCAGTTGAAAAACTAAGGCACTCGTGTGGTTCCCATGCTTTGCAGGTTTTCCTACAGGACGACGGAACGTATGATGCTTTCTGTTTTGCCTGTGGCAAGTACGAACCCAATCCTTACGGAGACAAGCCTCCTGGCTACCGCCCTCAAATCAAAATCAAAAGCCCTGAAGAAATTCAGGCTGAGATTGATGAGGTTAAGGATTACCAAGTTGTAGCGATTGAAGATCGTAAGCTCCGTAAAGAGTCCCTTGAATACTTCGGTGTGAAAGTGGGAGTATCTGAAGAGGACGGTGTAACACCTTATTCCGTCTACTTCCCTTACTTCCGTAACGGAGAGCTTCAAGGATATAAGGCTCGTGTTCTTAACCCGAAGAAGATGTGGGCCATTGGCTCTACGAAGGATGTTGACTTGTTCGGATGGGAGCAAGCTCTCAAGACTGGCGCTAAGAAGCTATTCATCACTGAAGGTGAATTCGATGCCATAGCCCTTTATCAGATTTTTAAAGATCAAAACAAGTTCTCCCAATATGCTCACCTTGATCCTGCTGTTGTCTCTCTGCGGACTGGAGCAGGCAATGCTTACAAAGAACTCCCTTCCAAAATCAAGGAGATCCGTCAGCATTTCAAGGAGATCATTCTAGTATTCGATACTGACGAGCCAGGTAAGAAAGCTGCCGAAGACGTTATCAAGATTCTCCCGGATGTAATGGTTGCCACTCTTCCGGGTAAGGATGCTAACGAATGTCTTCTGGAGGGTAAGTCCAAGGCTTGCTACAATGCTTGTCAGTTCAGGGCTGAAAAGCCTAAGAACACTCGTATCGTCTCAGGGGATGAATTGCACGAGAGTGCAAAGGAAATCCCTAAGATTGGTTTGGACTGGCCTTGGAAACACATCACTAAAACCACTCGTGGCTTACGATTCGGAGAGACAATCTACCTAGGTGCAGGGCAGAAACAAGGCAAGTCAGAAGTGGTTAACACTTTGGCTGCTCACTTCATCAAGAACTACGGTTTGAAGGTGTTCCTTGCGAAGCCAGAGGAGAGTAACAAGAAAACTTACAAGTTAGTGGCAGGTAAGTTGGAAGGTAAGTTCTTTCACGATCCTGACAAAGAGTTTGATGAACAGGCTTACAACAAGGCAGGTGAGACGCTCAAAGGCCACCTCTACATGCTCAATCTCTACCAACACGTCGGTTGGGATTCTTTGAAAGAAGACATCCGTCATGCGTGTACGGTGGAGGGTTGTAAGGTTGTGATGATCGACCCCATTACCAACTTAACAAACGGCATGGACGCCGCTACAGCAAATGTCAAACTTCAAGAAATTGCTCAAGAACTCTCGGCTATGGCTCTTGATCTCAACATTCTCATCTTTATCTTTTGCCATTTGCGTAATCCTGATTCAGGTCCGCCACATGAGCGGGGAGGTGAAGTTTTATCCTCTCAATTTGCTGGCAGTCGTGCTATGGCTCGTAGCTGCAATCTCATGCTCGGTCTGGAGGGCAATCGAGATCCAAACCTCTCCACTGAGGAGAGGAATTTGAGAACTCTAGTTCTTCTTGAGGATCGAGAGTTTGGTGAGGTCGGTCGGTTCAAGCTGTATTGGGATCGAGCAACTGGATTGTTTAACGAGGTGTGATATGGAAAAACAACTGTGTGAGTATTGTGGTTGCGATAACGACGCCACTATCTATGATGAAGAGTTGGAAGCATGGTTTTGTGACGAGCATGAGGGCGGTTCAGGGAACTCGACAGGGTACTGTGGTCGCAGTTGTCAATTAGGTTACGGTTGCGACGATTCTTGTTAATAGAGGTATAAATGTACGAAATCATCGAGAATCACTACCGAGAGAATTACGGTAGAATCATGAAACGAATGACCTTCCGTGCAGGAGGTGTTCACCAAGCTGAAGACATTGTTCAGGAGGCATATGCACGAGCCATGAAATACTACAACACCTTGCGTGTTGATGAATTCGAGAAATGGTTTTCGATGATTTTGAACAACTCTTACAACGACTACATGCGTGACGAGATTGGTCTTTCGTACATCGAAGAGGATGATGAGCCTCTTGGTTTAGTCGAATGTGGTCTGGTAACCGATCAGACACGAAGGGAAGTGTACGACATCATCTCCACGAAGAGCGAAGCTCAGAAAGAGATTCTGACAATGCACCTTCGTCATGGCTACAGCGCCACTGACATTTCCAATCTGACTGACTACACCTATGCTAAGATCCATCACATCATCAGCAGGTTCAGGGATGAGCTTAGGAGTTTATACACATGAGAATTGCATTTGGTGACCTAGAGGCTGATGGTCTTCTCGATACAGTCACCAAAGTGCATTGTGGTGTGTTTAGAGAAAAGGGACAGGAAGCCCTTAAATTCGGCCCAGGTGACGTTAAAAAGATGTTGGCATACCTAGATACTGTCGATGTCTTAATCATTCACAACGGGCTTGGATACGATCTCCCATTACTGGAGAAGTTGTACGGATATACCTTCAAAGGTAAAGTTGTTGACACACTCATCATGTCTCGACTGCTCAAGCCTAAGAGGCTGCTTCCGTTCAACTGTCCTGATAAGAAGATTGGCCCTCATTCGATTGCAGCCTGGGGCTATCGAGTGGGAAGAGGTAAGCCAGAGCATAACGATTGGGAAGTGTTCTCCCCAGAAATGCTTCACCGTTGTTCCGAGGACGTAGAGATCCTTATCCTCGTGTATGATGCTCTGATGGAAGAGGCCAAAGGAAAGGGCTGGCGTAATGCTTTCCTTCTAACTTTCGAGCTGTTCAAGAATCTTCAGAAACAAGAGCAGTATGGCTGGTTAGTAGACACCGATCACATGCGCAAGTGCATCCATCAACTAGAACGATGGATTGATCGTATCGACAGATCGATTCACAAATATCTCCCTACTGTTATCGAAGTAGAGGAGTCTAAAACAAAAGGAGAATATGGGTACATCAAGAAACCGTTCCTCAAATCTGGGCAGTATTCTCAAAGTGTTTGCGACTGGTATTCTAGTAATTGCATCGATCGGAGCCATTCTCCCGTTGGTGCTTGCTTCTCTCGCATAACATTTCGTAAAACCAATCTCAATTCTAATGATGAGACGAAGAGATTTCTACTCGACTTAGGATGGGAACCTAAAGAATGGAATACAAATGACGAAGGAGAACGTACCTCCCCAAAGCTCAGTAAAGACGACCCTTTCGAGGGGATTAATGGCGCTCTTGGCAGACTTGTTGCTAAAAGGGTTCAGTGTCGTCAGAGAAAAGGGATCATCGAGGGACTTTTGGAGATTGTTCGGGCTGACGGTGCTATTGCTAGTAGTGTTGCTAATCTGGCTGAAACCGGACGGGCAACTCATCGTGGAATCGTTAACATCCCTGGTGCTAAGTCTTTCTACGGTAAGCAGATGAGGCAGATTTTTGTGGCAAGACCCGGAATGGTGATTGTAGGGACAGACTCCGACAGTTGCCAGATTCGCATGCTTGCTGCGAGAATGAAAGACCCGGCGTATACTGAGGCAATTCTTAACGGTAAAAAAGAAGATGGTACGGACCTGCACAGTGTTAACATGCGAGCAGCAGGTCTTAAAACCCGCGATCAAGCAAAATCTTTCTTCTATGCCTTCTTGTTCGGTGCTGGTGACGAAAAGATAACCAAGTTGACAGGTAAAAACGGAGGGGCTTTGAAAAGAGAGTTCTTAGCCGGGCTCCCAGCACTAGGCGCTCTAATCGAGAAGCTAAAAGCAGAATGGCGTAAGAATGCAAAACAAAGATTCAATCCTAAATTCAACCGTATGGAGCACTACGATGGTTGGGTTACAGGGTTGGATGGGCGACCCATCTATATTGCTTCTGAACACGCCATCTTGGTGTATGTGCTTCAATCTGATGAAGCGATTATGATGGCAAAAGCATATAATTTCGCTAACCAGCGATTGCTCGATGCAGGGCTTGAATACGGAAAAGATTTTGGATTCCTTACCTGGATGCACGATGAGTACCAGGTCGAGTGTCTAGAAAAGTGGAAGTTTGTAGTCAAAGAAATATGCGAGGCATCTATATCAGATGCAGCTAAGTTCTATAACATAGATTGTCCACATATAGGGAGTTCTGATTTTGGATACAATTGGGCCGAAACGCATTAACGAAAATAAAGGAAAAAAGGTGGAAACTGTGACCACCGAAACAGGGTGTATTGAGTGTACCTCGCACAGTCTGAACAAAGACGGGTACGTTCGCCTTTTCGTCAGCAAGCATTCAAAACCTAGAATGCAGTTCTTACACCGAATCGAATGGGAGAAAAAGTACGGATCTGTTCCCGAAGGGTTTGAAATAGATCATGTTTGTAGGAACAGGGCGTGTTGTAACACAGACCACCTTCAGTTACTGACGGTTTCTGAACATAAAATCAAAACAAACAAAGAGAGATACTTAGATCGAAAACTAAAAATCCTAAGCGACCTTCTTGAAGGGATTTCTATTAAAGAAATCGCTATTAAATACTCCGTATCGGAAGCAACCGTACGGCGTTTAAAAAGAGAAAATAAGGAATTAAATGAACGCAAATTTCGGTGACATTGGCACCATCACTATCAATTTCCGGGATCGTCGTAACGACACCCTTATCTACGATAACGTTGTTGGTTATCAAATCGGTGGAGGTGCAGTGAGCATCTCTCGTGCAACTGGCGAGAATGAAATCATTCCTCTGGATTTGATTTCCAACGTCAGTTTTAAGTTGAACGAACAAGGAGAGTAATACATGGCATTGTTTGCACCTAAAGGTAGTAAGAGCACTAAGTTTGTCGAACAGAAGAACATTGCGCCAGGTGTGTATCCTGCTCGTCTTGTCCAACTGATTGACTTCGGACTGCAAGCTCAGAAGCCCTATAAGGGTCAGGACAAGCCTCCTGTGAATGAGATTGGTCTGACGTATGAACTTGTTGATGAGTTTATGCTGGACGAGAATGGTAAGCCTATCGAAGATAAGCCTCGGTGGATTAGCGAAACTCTTCCGTTCTACGGTTTGTACGCTGACAAAGCTAAGAGCACTCAACGCTATCTGGCTTTCGATCCTACGCAAGAGTGGGGTGGGGATTTCAGTCGAGCTATCACACAGCCTGTGAACATCACTATTGTCAACAATCCTGGTAACAACGGTAAGGTTTACGATAACGTGGCCTCTATCGCTGCTATGCGTCCTCGTGATGCAGAGAAGTGCCCTGAGCTGGTTAACGAACCTCGGGTATTCGATCTTGACAATCCCGATCTCAAGGTGTTTGAATCATTCCCTGAATGGATTCGGGACAAGATCAAGGGCAATCTGAATTACGAAGGCAGTAAGCTCCAGAAGCTGCTGGGAGGTCAGCCTGCCAAAGCTCCTGCTCAAGAGCCCCCGAAGGAAGAAGAAGCTCCTTGGGACGGTAAGGATGAGGATGCTCCCTACTAATGCAACCTCTGGTGGACGGTGACGTTCTCCGATATGAAGTAGGGTTTGCTGCGGAGGCAGGATGGCAAAATGAGGGACCTCCTCCATTCGACTATGTAGAAGAGATTCTTCGTAGTCGTATTGACAACATCTGCGGTGTTGTTGGGGCTACGGCCCCTCCCGTCCTGTATCTTACAGGCAAGCATAACTTCCGAGAACAATTGGCTACACGTCAGCCATACAAAGATCGACCGAGCAATAAGCCTTGGCATTTTGCCAACATTACGGCTTACATGAAAGGAAACTACGATGTCAGAATTCAAGACGGACTGGAAGCAGATGACCTTATGGCCATCGAGCAAACAAGACGAGGATTGGAAACAATCATTTGTACCAGAGACAAAGACCTGCGAGCTGTTCCTGGATGGCATTATGGTTGGGAGCTGGGAAATCAGCCTCAATTTGGTCCGTTTCTTACCGACGAGATTGGACACATCTCGCTGTCTGCTGATAGAAAATCCATCAAAGGTACGGGTTTATTGTTTTTCTACTCGCAATGCCTCACAGGCGACCGCACGGACTCTATTCTCGGCGTTGAGGGATTGGGACCTGTTAAAGCCCTTGGAATCCTCGAAGGATGTCTGACTACCCAGGAAGCATTTAATCGCGTCAGAGAGGCTTATAGGGCCGTCTATGGGGGTGATGGAGATAGATTCTTATTGGAATCTGGAAGGCTCCTCTGGATGACTAGAGAATTACATGAGGACGGTAGTCCTGTTTTGTGGGAGTTTCCTGAATGAAAACTAAGTATCGGATTCTGAAGCATTGTGGCTACTATTTTGTTCAAGAGAGGTTTCTCTTCTTATGGAGTGATGTGAATGAGTACGGATTCAGATCATTAGATGCTGCCGAGAGATTCATTAAAAGTCTCAAAGAGACTGAGAGTTCAAAAGTAGTGGGGTATTACTAATGAGAGTGTATATTGTCTATCGGGAAGATGGCTATGGGAGTTATTCAGTAGTCAAGCTGTTCGCCCTGTACGATTCAGCAACCCGTTATATTGAAATTCAAGAGCCGTATGAGAGAGGTCTCCTCTCTATTGAAGAGGATTTTGTTGAGCAAAACTAAAACAAGAAACGGGGGTCAATGGACGGAGAGCCGACATAGATCCTTCATTATCTCTGCTTTAAGGAAGGCTTCTTCTAGATACCCTCCAAGATTCTCTGCACTCGAAGAAGCTAAGACTGAGAAAAAAGTCAACCCAAAAACCAACAGGGTTGCGCAGCATTATCTTTGTGCTGCATGTCAAAAAGACTTCACATTGAAAGATGTCCAAGTGGACCATGTTGATCCTGTTGTTGGCCCTGAGGGCTTCACAACATGGGATGAATATATCAAGCGGATGTTTTGTGAAGCTGATAACTTACAAGTCTTATGCAAGGAGTGCCATGGATTCAAAACAGAAGTGGAAAGAGAAAAATCCAAACTATCAAAAAGAGTATTACGAGAAGAATAAAGATAAAATTACTGAAGGTAAACGGCTATGTCGGGCTCGCAAGAGAGAGCACTATGCTGAAGTAGCTAAAAAGAGGTACGACGCTAAAAGAGAAGTGATAATTGCTCAAGAAAAAGCACGAAGAAAAGCTAATCCTAGAAAACACCTTCTAAATGCCGCTAGGGCGCGAGCAAAACGAAAAGGAATTCCGTTCGAAATCACGGAAGAAGATTTCACCATTCCTAGTGAATGCCCTCTTTTAGAGATCCCATTGTTCCCTGGGGAGGGTAAGGTATGCGATAACTCCCCTACTTTAGATCGTAAAGTGCCCGAGCTTGGGTATGTTAAAGGCAACGTGTGGGTTATCTCTTTCCGTGCGAATATGATAAAAAATTCATCATCATTTGATGAATTTCAATTAATAAGTAAGAATTGGAGTAAATACAAATAATGACCCAAGAATTTAAAGGCTTCTCCCTCTTCAACGACATTGAAGATCGTGACCTCCGTACTCGTAATCAGGCTGTTGTTCTTGCTAATATGGCAGAGTCTAGCAGCAAGAATCGTAAGATTTCA